ACCCACGTGGTATGTTGTTGTTCAACACACGCCGTAGTACATACAATGTTAAGCAGTTCCGTAGCAACTACTTTAGCAGAACAAACTTTAGCGATACCTCTGTTTACCCAACACTTCCAACAGAAAAGGATGCATGGGTTACAGTAAGTGGTAACAAAGATGATGGTAGTCCTTATATGGGACGTAAGGCTGTACGTCAAATTATTGTTGCTGCAATGCAGGCAGCTGTAAACTCTAGTACTGATCTTCGTGAAGATAGTCGTTCGTTTAACTTGATTGCTGCACCAGGATATCCAGAATTGATCGGTGCTATGGTATCCCTAAACAATGACAGACGCAACACAGCATTTGTTGTTGGCGACAGTCCAATGAGACTTGCAAGTGGCTCAACTTCAGTACAAAACTGGGCAACTAATGCCAATGATGCAGTAGTTGACGGCGAAGACGGACTAGTAACAAGTGATCCATATGCTGCAGTGTTCTATCCAAGTGGTAGAACCACTGATTTAAGTGGCAACAGTGTTGCAGTTCCAAGTTCACATGCAGCATTGAGAACAATCATCCGCAGTGACGATCAATCGTTCCCATGGTTTGCACCAGCTGGTACAAGACGCGGTCTACTAGACAACGTTACAAGCATTGGTTATGTAAACAGCACAACAGGTGAATTTGTTGTAGACAACATCACTGAAGGTGTACGCGATACATTGTACAGCAACCGTATCAATCCAATGACATTTATTAATGGTTATGGCTTGATGAACTATGGTAACAAAACTCGTGCAGCAGGTACAAGTGCATTGGATCGTATTAACGTTTCAAGACTTGTTGGTTACTTACGCAAGACACTGCAGGATTATGCTGTAAACTTTGTGTTTGAGCCAAACGACAAGATCACAAGAGACGAATTAAAAGAAGGCATTGAAGGCATTCTTAACGATCTAGTTGCAAAGCGTGGCGTATACGATTACTTGGTTGTTTGTGACGAAACAAACAACACAAATGATAGAATTGATAGAAATGAACTTTATGTTGATATTGCTATCGAGCCTGTCAAAGCAGCAGAATTCATCTTTATTCCAATTAGACTTAAGAATACAGGTGAGATTGCAGCAGGTAATGTTGCAGCAGCACAGACAGTGTAAACCACGTCATAACACACTTAAAAAGAGGGGTTTTACCCCTCTTTTTTTATGATCTTAGTATTACCCCCTATTTTTTTGTAGTCATATTACGATAAATAGTTTATAGGAAATAAGGAGATTGATTGATGTCAGTATCATCACTTAGTAAATTTACAGTCCCACTAGATAGTGACCAGAGTGCCAGCAGCCAAGGTCTGCTGATGCCAAAACTTAAATATCGCTTCCGTGCGGTATTTGATAACTTTGGTGTATCAACACCAAGAACAGAAATGACAAAACAGATTGTAGACATTACACGCCCAGACGTTACATTTGAGGCAGTTGACATTCCTGTATATAACAGTACAGTGAAATTGATTGGTAAGCACACATGGAGTGATATGACAGTTAACTTGCGTGATGACGTAAATGGTAATGTTTCAAAGCTGGTAGGTGAGCAACTTCAGAAGCAATTTGATTTTATGGAACAAGCATCAGCAAGTTCAGGAATTGACTACAAATTCATTACAAAGTTTGATATCTTAGATGGTGGTAACGGCGCAAGCACACCTACTGTTTTAGAAACTTGGGAAATGTATGGTTGTTTGTTATCAGGCGTTAACTATGGTGATTTGAACTATAGTACAAATGATCCAGCAACTATAGCACTTACAATAAGATTTGATAACGCTATACAAACACCAATTGGTACTGGTGTTGGTGCAAGCGTAACACGGGGAACCGGCGTAACAATCACCGGCTAATAGGGACACAAGCAGGTGGCGTTAACTTCTAACATCAACAATTTCCTTAAATCTTTTGGCAGCAATGATAACAATAGTTTGCGAGACTATGACCATGCGTCTCGCACATTTCGTGCAAATGCTTATGCGCTGCATCCTCGCCTATCAGCACTGTTTTTCTGTGTTTTCAATTTTGCACCAGATGTTGCAAATAAGTTTACTAATGAAGATAAAATTGAATTGCCACTGATGGTAAAAAGTGTGCAATTACCAAGTTATACCATTGATGTGCAAGACCATAATCAATACAACAAGCGTGTATACAGTCAACACAAAATAGAATATGGCGACACCCAAATAACATTTCATGATGATGCACAAGAATTAGTGTTAAAAATGTGGTACAATTACATGACACACTATTATCTTGACAGCACATATACTACAAATGATTTCCAAGTTCGTGACAGGTACACAGATAGAACGGCAAGTGCATTTGGTTATGCAAATGGTAACACAAAATTTTTTAGTAACATACAAATCTATTCGTTACAAGATGGAAAATTTAGTGAGTACACTCTTGTTAATCCTATCATAAGTGCATTTCAACATGGCACTCATACTGCTGGCGAGTTTACCCCTATGGAACATACCATGACTATCAAATACGAAACTGCGTTATACGGTAGTGGAACAGTTAGTGATCTCAATCCAAAATCATTTGTTAACAACTTACACTATGATACAACTCCAAGTCCATTGGGTAACATTCCAGCTGACTCAGTGTTTAGAGGACCATTTGGAGATTTGTTAAACTCAAACAGTATATTTAGAACAATTGGTACAACAATAGACAAAGTTAATCGTATTGTTCCTGGAGGCAGTGACCAATTGATTGGCAAAATAAATGAAAGTTTAGGTACAACAAGTTTGTACAATGAAGTAACACCACTGGTAACTAGTGCAATCAAAATCAAAGAAGGTCAAGATCCTCTAGAAGTACTGCGTAGTTTACCAAGTGTAGAAAATGACAACCCAAGTGTAAACACCCCACAAATTGTGAAAAGTAACAGCACTGTGATTGGCAACAACACATATACAAGACAGCAAAACCTAGATATTGACATTGGTAGTCCAGTTGTACAACCTACAAACTATAACAGTGCTGCTCATCCACGCAAGATAAGCGACACCTACGTTAGTAAACCTAATCCGTTACCTGTTACAAACAATGCAAATCTTTCTATCAAAAATCTTCAATTGGAGAATAGAATAACCAGTATACAGAATAGTCTCAATGAGTCAGCAAGTGGTGTTTCTCCGTTGACTGCTGAACAAACTGCAGCCAAACGCAAAGAGTTGGCTACTACAACACAACAGTATACTAACCTCAATGGACCATCTGCACTATCAAGTTGGCAAAACAAAAGTGGTGTTACAATAGATCCTAATGTTGGAGTCAGTCCAAAAACACAAAGTCAGAATCTTGCAAATACAATTTCTGTAGAAATTTAATGATAAGTAGTTTAGAGGATTTGCAATGGCACAAACAATTAATCTTCCAATCACTGATGTTAGAGACGACGTGGATCTACGAATTAACGAGTACTTTGCTGATTATTTTAAAACAGAAATCGCAATAGACCCAGCACAATATGACCTTGTAAAATCATTTTTTCTGCAACGCACAAACAACAATTTGGAAGCAGCAAGTGCTTTGACCAGTGCAGTGCTTGTGACTTGTTATGAACTAAAGGTATTTCCGCAAGATATTATTACACAGTTTGAATCTAGCAATTTAAAAAATAGTATTACAGCATTTTTAAATCTTAGCAGAACAGGAAATGGACTGTTAGGATTTAGTAAAAATTTACAACCTAGTTCAAATACACAACGACAGATAAGAGTATAATGGCTAGAGGTAAGTGGGCCAACGGCTTATATGAAATGGCCAATCCAGAAAAGTATGCAGGGATTAAAAAGCCACGATATCGCAGTGGATGGGAACATGCATTCATGCGCTTTTGTGATAACCATCCAAGTGTTATAAACTGGGCCAGTGAAAGCATACAAATACCTTATCGCAATCCGCTCACAGGCAAGCAAAGTATCTATGTGCCAGACTTTCTAATTGTTTATCAAGACAAGGGCGGTAAGAAACGTGCAGAACTTATAGAAGTCAAGCCAGAATCACAAACACGGCTGGGTGCAAAGACAAGCAATCATGATAAACTTGCTATTGCAATCAATCATGCTAAATGGGAGGCTGCAGCCAAATGGTGCAAACTAAAAGGATTGCAGTTTCGTATTGTAACAGAAAACGATATTTTCCATAATGGAAAAAAACGCTAAGTAAATATGAAGACTTGTGAAATTTGCAACAAAGAATTTGAATGTGAAGCAGATTATAATTGTTGGTGTATGAAATTTCCAATTAAGGCTTTTGACACTAGTGCAACAGATTGCTTGTGTCAAGATTGTTTAAAGGATATACATGACAAAAAAATTAGAAGAACTTTTTGATGTAGAAACTAGTGAAGATGTGGTTGATCGTATGCTTGCTGCAGAACCTGCAGAACCAAAGCCACTCACTGTGACAGAAATAGAAACAGCAATGGGCAAAGTTGACAAAATTGATGCAGCACTGCCTAGTGTAAGTGATCTTGAATCCTCAGACCGAGAAATGGACGAGATTGCACAACTTGCACAAGACACATTCAAAGACCTAATGGATTTGGGCATGAATGTAGAAGCACGTTTTAGTGGCGAAATATTTGGCAATGCTGCTAGAATGTTGGACACTGCACTGAATGCTAAGGCACACAAAGTAAACAAGAAACTGCGCATGGTTGATTTACAACTCAAAAAGGCAAGTTTGGATGCAAGACTAGCCAAAGAGCAACAATCAAATGGTGATATCAGCACAGATGGCGAAGGTGTTGTGCTTGATCGTAACACACTGTTACAGCAGATACTGGATAAAAAGTAGCAGTTAAAGCATAAATACACTATAAGGAATGACAACAATGAAAAGTTTTAGAAGTTATTTGATGGAAAGCGAAAAAACTTATAGTTTTCGTATTAAAATTGCAGGTGATCTAGACAACGATCGTATCAATGCATTAGAAACTGCACTTGAAAAATATGAACTAAAAAGTCTTAGCAAACCTAAGAAAACTCCTATCCAGGAGCATCCAATGGACTTCCAAACACTTAGCAACAGTGAAGTACACATAATGGATGCAGAGGTTACCTATCCAGTAACTGCTCATCAATTGTATGAGTATCTAACACAAAAAGGTTGCTGTGATGCACCTCACCTTGTTGTTATTAATAAAAACCATCCTGAAGAAATTGCTCGCGAAGAGGCTCTAAAAGGAGACGAAGAGTACAGTTCTAAATTAGAGGATGCGGACTATAAAGATGCGGACAATGTTAAAACAGAGGAAGTGTTTGGCGACGCTTACAATGAAAACATGCTCAAAAGTTTAGAAACCCGCAAATACGAATTCGCGAAAAAGGAATAAAACAATGCAAGACGTACTGGCAAAACTTAAAGAAATCCAGGAAGCCTATGACAACGAAGATATCCAACGTGCTATTGCTGCTGCTGAAAAAACTGCAGTAGCAGAAGAAGAGGCTGTTGTAGAGGAAGAAACTGTAGAAGAAGCAACTGATGAAGTTGTTGACGAAGCAGAAGAAACTGTTGAAGAAGATAGTGTTGAAGAAGTACACGAAGAAGAAGTTGTTGAAGAAAGTGTAGACAACAGTGATCTCGATCGTATGATTAGACTATCAGGTCGCAGTGGTGTGCTTGGTATGTCAAAGCCTAGCGTCATTGTAAACGAAAGCGTTGAAGTTGAAGAAACTGTTGAGGTTGAAGAAGACATGAGTGATCTAAGAGCAGAGTTGATGCAGAAAATGGATCATATTGAAGAAATGATGGGCGGAGAGGCTCTTCTCAATGAGATAATTATGGGCATGACCACTGATGAACTCAAAGAGAATGTAGAGTGGATTGCTCAGCATCATGATATCAAATTTCCAGGTGAAGAAGACGAAATTGAAGAAGCAAAGCACGACGAAGACGATGAGGATGAAGACGAAGTAGAAGAATCTTTTGAAACTGTAGAAGAAGAAACAGTTGAAGTTCCAGTTCGTGCCTTAGAAGAACTTATGCATTTAGCAGGTTACGAAGAGTACAAGATTGACGAGTATGCTAACGAACCTGAAGAAGAGTATAGCAGTGCTGAGGATCAAATGGATCTAGGCGGTGGACTAAATGGTCCTAAAAAAGCATACGCTGCAGCCGCTGGTGGCGACAATCCAATGGACAAAGAGCCAGTTGAGATTGAAGAAGAAACTAAGTTGACTTTTGAAGGTATGTACAAGCGTTACATGCAGGAAGTTGTTAACGAAACACTAGAAGACAAAGAATAATACAATAGGCACTGTTTTAAGCAGTGCCTATTTTTCTGACTAAATATTGTATGTACATAAAAGACGAATACACCCTGGTGTTTCGAGAATGTATTATAGAGACACAACACCAAACAGGCTATGAGTTGCCTGAAGACTTGCAAGCATATCTTGCGATACTGCTTGGCAGTTTTATTGACCGCCCACACTTCTTGCCTGAGGATAGTTTTGCACAAGCATACATGACATTAAAAGAACCAAAACATTTGAGTGCAAAAGAACTAGCAGATGTGTGTTTGTTTGTGGTAGGAGTATTTCCTAACATAGGAAAACGTCATGGATTTGATGCTGGTTATTATGCAAGCATAGGTGTCAGCAGTTATGACATTGCAGCACAAGGACTAAACCGCAAACTTTTTGAACAGTTGCGTGATAGGTTTGACATTGCTAGTGAAATCATTAAACTAAGTACTACACCGCCAAAGCCTAGTATACAGATAGGAATACTATGAGTAAAAATTTAGAAGGAGTATTGGTCAAACAAGCCAATCGCAGACAAACTTTTTCACATGACGAAATTAAACAGTTTGCACGTTGCGTTGACCCTGTAGATGGTCCAAACTACTTCCTTGAAAACTTTTTTTACATACAGCATCCTGTAAAAGGTAGACTGCTATACAAACCTTTTGATTACCAAAACGAACTGATAGATGTGTATCACAACAACAGATTCAGCATCAATTTGCTTGGACGGCAAATGGGCAAGACTACAACAGCCGCAGGCTACTTGCTTTGGTATGCAATGTTCAAACCTGACAGCACAATACTAATTGCCGCACACAAGTATACAGGTGCACAAGAAATCATGCAACGCATACGTTATGCATACGAACTGTGTCCTGATCACATACGAGCAGGTGTTGTTAGTTACAACAAAGGCAGCATAGACTTTGAAAACGGCAGTAGAATTGTTAGCACCACAACAACAGAAACAACCGGACGTGGTATGAGTATCACACTGCTATACTGTGACGAGTTTGCATTTGTGCGTAACACCATTGCACGTGAGTTCTGGACATCCATTAGTCCAACACTAGCAACTGGTGGTAAAGCCATTATTACAAGCACACCTAACAGTGATGACGACCAGTTTTGGATGATATGGAAAGCAGCAAACAAGACACTAGATGAACACGGCAATGAAACTGAACGTGGTGTCAACGGCTTTAAAGCA